GCGTGTATCGGAAACGGCGTTGGCTGGCACTATTGCACGACCGTTTCAACGTCTAAAAACGGCATAAGTAATGTGGACACCCTATTGGTCAAACTTCTACCCATGCGATACGGCGTGCTTTGAAAATCGACGCCCTCGATCTGACCGCCTGCTGCAACGCGTGATTGGAAAACTTCAACACTGACTGCAAGCACGGCTGATTCAATTGGCGCACTGTTGGCATAAATTTCAGCTGCGGAATAGCCCGAAAGTGTTGCCGTGCCTGTTGGAATAATGTCACGCAATGTAACGTCCGCGCTGGTAATTGCTGCGGTGAAATGAAATTCTTTAACGTCAACGACTGTGACGGTTGCTGAAAATGGTGCGGGTAATCCAGTGACGACCACTGATTGACCAGCAACAAAATGATGTGCGCGTTGCGTGTAATACGTCGCGACGTTAGATTCTAGTTTGTAAGCGTTAATTGCTGAAGTGTTTGCAACCAGCATGGGCAAAATGACCGCTTCAGCGGTGTTGATAATTTCGTCTAAATAACTGTCTGGATAAAGTGAAACGGAAACGCCAAGCACGCTGCGCAATTGCGCCGTTGACACAATACTTGGCATTTCCGTTCCTCTCGACTGCTGCGCTACGTTCGGGAGTGACCGTAGCGCATGATTAGTTTGTTTTTGTTACGCCTTGTTATTCTTAAACGCGCCCGCTGCGATCTTTGTCGCAACTGCACCGAATGAATAAACACCCACTGTGATTGAACCGTCAGCGGTTGATTCTGCGCGCAACTGGTATGAAGTTCCCTCGTACCATGTATATGCGTCAGGGTTGACGATTAGCAATGTACCGTCGCCATCTCCACCGTTTGTTGGGTCAACGTACAGGTTCAAGCCTGCGACGTTTCCTGTGAGTGATGTTGGCACTGCAACACCTGGTTGGTTCATAGGGTTTGAAACCTGTGAATAAATTGGACGTCCAGCGTCATTCAAAGTCATTAAGTTTGACCACTGACCAGTTGATGCAATCATGTTGCGTGCAAATGGATTTGCAAGTCCAGCAGTTGCGCCATAAACGCTTGCTGCACCGCGACCAACAATTCCAAGCAATTCAGCAGCTGTTGGGTATGTTGCAACTGTTGTTGCGTCAAGTGTTGCGTTTGAAATTAAAATGCCGTTGACGTATGAGTTCTGCGCCTTAGCCATAGCCGCGACCATGTTACGAAGTAACTCGTCATAAAAGAGAGGCGAAGTTCTAGTCAGCAACTCAACACTAAATTTTTGTTGCCCCGCAAATTTCTTAACGTCCACTGATAGGAACGCAGAATTTTGATCGGTATCAGAGAACGCTGCATCTTCAGCAGTTACTGCAACCGTTGGTGCTTGTGTAATCTTAGGAATTTCAAATGTCATTCCAGCGTCAGGCAATGCACCGCGAGAGATCGCGTCAATGCTTGGGCGGATTGTTGTTGATAGTCCGTTGATGACTTCAGTCAACTGACGTGTTGGAACAAGTCCAGCGTTGTCTGTTGTGTTGTCAGCTGCCAAAACGTATTGGCGCGCTGATTCGTCGCCTGTTGCAGCAAGCACCTTGTTTTCTAGGTACTTTGCAGCAGTGATTTCAATGCGTGGCGTTGCTTTCCAACCACCCACGGCGTTTGATTGTGCGGTCACTGACTGTGCGGCTTCTACCGTCTCGACGGTTTCCGCGTTTGTGACGGTGTTGTCCACTTCGTCTCCTTCTGTTGTTGGTGTGACTTCAGGTTCGATTGTCGAATCTGAAACTTCATTTTCGTCAGCGGTTGTTGCGGCGACTGATTCGACGCGTGCTGATCTGATTGCGGGTTCGCTAGTTAATGCAACACCAGTCAATTCACCCGCAAGAATTCTGACTGTTCCGTCTTTAAGTGTCTCGTATTCGTCAAATGAAACTTCTACGCTAAATCCGTCGCGCAAACCCTCTTGCGCTTCAACCAATGCGTCAGTTCCCGCAGTAGTGTTTGCAATTTTGAATGTTGCGTCGATACCTTCGGCACTCGATTCAATTGAAAGTGTTTTGCCAATGCGACGTGTGCGATCATGTTCAAGATTAAGCAAAACCGCCGTTGGTTCAATTGAACCCGCTGCAAATTGAACCTTGCCAATTGAAGCGTTGCCAGTTTCCTCGAATGTAACAATGCGACCCGTGATTGTGCGACTGTTTGAATCAGCTGCGGTGATTGTCATTGGTGTGATTACTTTTTTCATAGCAGTAGATCTTCTTCCTCGCGTATTTCGTCGATCGACATTGCGCCGATTCGATTTAAGATTTCATAAACTTGCGCGCGCTCGTAAGGATTGCCACGCAAGAAGTCGTCAAGGTCAAAACGCACTTTGTTTCCTGCTGGTGTGAAATCAGCAAACGAAAGGCGTTCCTCAATTATTGACATGTAATTTCTAAACGCAAAATCTACAAGGTCGCGACGCTTGTCTAACGCGTTTGAATAAGTAAATGTCGATTGTTGCGCGTCTGTAAAATACGCTGGAAGTCCAGCGGCGCGCGATAATTCAAGTGCAACATAATTGCGCGCTTCGTTCAATTGTAAATTCTTTGGGTCATACCCCAGCGTTTCCAACGTGACATCCGCATTTAAAAATGCCGTTGAACGCGACGCTCTCGCAGATTTCCAAGCGGTCAATAACTTTGAAACGCGATCGGCTGGCAATGATGTTCCGTTTGATTTCAAAACCATTTGTGGAATTGGCTCAACTGCAAAATTCATTGCAGCACGTTCCAACGCTGCGGCTGCGCGAATCGTGCGACCTGCGCGACTTAGCAAACCTTCTTGGAAACCTTGAAAGACAACAAGGTTGGCTGGGTCAACAAACGCACCGTCAATTGAATACGTTGCAATTTCATAACCCATGCCGTTTGTCGTAATTGTTACGCGTTCAGGTGCAATGCGTTCCATTGCGCGAATTTTTCCTGTGTCTGCGTATCTGTCCATAACGTACGCATACGCTGAAGGAAAGAAAAACAAATCCGAAATAATCCAAGCCCAAAATGTTGACCCTGGAATTCGTGGGTCAGGTTGATTGATAACACGCGGTTGCGTTACCTTTTCGCCTGTTGCCTCGTTTCGTGTGTGCATTGGCAATGACGCAATTGTTTGAATAATTCCAAGCGCACGCGCAACGGTTGGGACACTCATTGCCTCGGCGCGTGAAGCCGTAACGATTCCACCGAATAAGAATAAATTTCCAACTTCGGTGTAATAAGGCGCAATTGCAGCTGCGTCGACGTTTAAAGTTTCGGCTGGAACGGCAGCCTCAACTTTCGGCGTAAATAGATCACGAAATCCCATGCCCAAATTGTGTCAGGGTTATACGATCAACCAACCATGATGTCAAGATCATTGTCTGGGCGTGTCGCAAAATGTGTTACTAATGCAACTGCGACTGCACCGCAGACAACCGACTGTGAAGCCCGTCGACCAATGACCCAACCGCCGTCACCGCGACGCAATTGCACCGCTGCCAGAACTTCCTCGCTTAATTGGCTTTGACCCCTATGTTTCAAGCGACCACTATTGATCGCCGACAACATTTCGTCACACGCTTGCGGATAGGCGTTGTCCATGTCGAAAATGGGTATTCCAGCGGGTGCAAGTCGGGCTGCAACCGCGCCACTGGTTTTGCGTGAATAAAGGACGTATTCCGTTGGATACTTGCGGGCATAGTCTGCCAATTCGTTTGCAATTGCTTTGTCGTCCAATTGCAATTCGTTTGTCCAAGTGTGCAACAACTTGACAACGAAGTTTTCTGACCCAAGTTTCTGCGCCCCAACGAGACTTGCGTGTCTACGATCGGGCGAAAGATCGATTGCCAGCCACGTCAATTTGTCTGGGTCAAGATCAGCTGCTTTGTCAAGACAATTGCCCCAAGACGCAGAATCGACCGCGCTATTGATTGCAACAACCCAACGGCACAATACTTCAGTCATGACGACGTCAGGCGGGTCGTTCAAAACGCTTTTAATGTTGTCAGGGTGGAACAAGTAGCCCATTGACGGGTTTGAGTGACGTGCGTTTTCAACACTGATTTCGTCGGTCGGTGCTGACCATTCAAAATAACCAATGTCGTCTTCGACCCCCGCAATGCTGGCAAGGGCGCGGTCACGAAACGCGTTGAGCACGACCGAACTTGAATCGCCCGCGTTTGTGTACGCCATGACCATTGGGTTTTGTGCTGCCATAAGGGTGTACCGAAGCGAAGCAAACGATTCAATGTCAGTCATTTCGCGTAATTCATCTAAATGAATGGTTGAAGGTCTGGAAACACCGCGAGCAGCCGAACCGCCCGCACGCACAATGAACCGATTGCCCGTCATTGTCTCGATTTCCTCGCCACCGTGTTGCCACCGTATTTTTTTGACCTGCTTGGCAAGGTTGTCATTACCTTCGATCATTTGAACCATTGCCCTGAATTGTTCCAGCGACGTCGAAAGTCGGTGCGCCGAACCTATCTGCAACTTTTCGTCCCATAGGAAAAGACCGCCCATAATTCTGATCAGCTGCAAAAAACTTTTTCCTTGTTGTCTCGCTACGACGATTGTATTTACGGGGGTCGCCCACCTGCCGTCGGGTTTGACTTTGTGTGTGTGAATGAGCGCGAATTTTTGCCATTGCATAAGATCGATCGAAAGACTGCTGGCTAAATCGATCAATTCACCCCCGCGCGACGGTAAATCGTTCAGTGGCGTGTGAATTCTGGGCGTTTGAACGCCAAATAGCGTGTTTTTGCCTTCTGCGTCCCTACCCAAAACCGTTCGCAGCCCTTCTAAGCCTTCTTGGGGCTTCTGGTGACCTATTAAGACCTTCTCAGTCATTTTCGTGGCTTCTTGAACCGTTTTGGGGGGAATTTAAAACAG